TTTTTGTGTAGTCTATCATTATGCACCTATTTCTAAAACTGTTATTGACGATGCTGACCTTACAAAACCATTGTTATTAGTATCCGCTGGAGAGCGATTAACAAAAAATCCATTGCCTACTGCGACACAAAATCCCTGCACCTTATAAGTTGTTGCTGCAGTAGTGTTAGGGCTATCTAAACAACTTACACTTGTTGCACCTTGCATCGCCTCATCGTTAATATAAATAGCACCAAATCCAGAACTTCTTGACCCTGGAGATGTCGGCACCACAATATCTGTGCTATCTCTAAGTAATCTAAACATAGAGCCATTTGAGGCATTTTTGCCATTACCAGTAATTGTTACTAAAACTAAAATTTTGGAAGTTGCAGCCGCTGGCGTAATAGTTACACTCAAGCCAGTTATATCTACTGCCGTTGTTGAATTAGATGTAAAGGTATCTAATTTTAGGGTTTGTAAAACCTGCAACACCTTGCCACCAGCAGCAGGCGCAGCCCATTTCAAGCCTGTCGGTGATACTGTTGAGTCTGCGGTCAAAACGTGGCCATTAGTGCCTACTGGTAAATTATCAAAAGTAGCGTTACCTGTACCTACTATCAAATCTGCCTTAGCTGTAATCTCAGTAGCCATAGAGTTAGTAATAGTTACTGTGCCGCTAGTGCCGCCGCCGCTAATACCTGTGCCAGCTGTAACACCCTCTATATCACCTGTTGCGCCGCTAGCTACCCAAGCGCTACCAGAGTAATACCATAAACTGTTAGTATCTTTAGTAAATGCAAATTGACCTTCTTGCGGTGAAGTAATCGCGCTGTTACGCGCTGCCTCTGTAGCAAAAACTAATACGCCTTGCATTAAATAGCCGTTTACGTCCGCGGCTGTTAAAACCTCACCTGTAGTAAAGGTTTTAAATCCTAAGCCCGCTGCCATTGTTCCCCCTAATACGCCAATACGCCGGTGTCTAGCACCCCGTATAGGCTTGAGTCTAGTATAAAGCCGTCTATTATCGGCTCTAGTGTGGTTAGTGTCGTTTTCCAGCTGTTAGGCGTAATTGCCATAGCTACGCCAAACACCTGTAAAGTCTTAGTTAAAGTAGATGAGCCCGGCTGGTTTGTAGTAATAGTTATAGGGTCAAAAAAATCTAGGTCTAGGGCGGCGATTATGCCGGCATTATAGTTATCTGTGTACAAATCTAGGGTAATGGCATCACATCTAATAGAGGTTTCTTTACGGCTTGCTACATAGGCTTGAGCGTAATCTAGGGCCGCGGCATCTGTTTGCATTAATAGATTTTGTTGGTTATAGCTATGGGTAAAATACTTATCTATGCTAGCTTGGTCTATTGCTAGCTGTGTAGTACCGCCTGTACGGGTGATGCTAGCCGCGTTAAATACCAACGTATCATCTAAGCGCCATAAGGCATCAAAGTAACCTATATTTGTGCCGTTATCGTTAAACACGGTAGGTGTGCCACCTATGCTAGCTGTAGTAACTTGCCTATCTTGAAATACAAAGCTACCGGTAGCATCTACATAAAGCGCCCCGTACTCACTTAGGGTAACCGTCTGCATAGCTGCCAAGCTGGTACGGGCTGTGCCGGGGTCTGCCTGTAGTGTAGTTAAGCCGGCATCTACATCACGCATAGAGGTAGGCCAGCCTATTTGGTCTAATATTTGGTTAATGCGTGTACCGGATAAGTCGCCCGCGGTCGCCCCTGTTACTGTAGCTATTTGTGCATTTTGGGCAAGTCTAAACGCATCTACCGCCGTTATTGTGGTATAAACAACGTCTAACGCATTTTTAGGCGTAGTAGTGCTATAGCTAGTAATAAAGCCGCTAAAGATAGGGTAAGTAACGCTGTTGTAAGTAGCCGATATAGCTACTTTACGCATAGGGTCAAGCAAGCCAAAATAAGGGCCGCTAGGATTTTGTGGGTTAAAATCGCCGTTTTGGTCTACTATTCTTAAAGTTAATGTACCTGTTTGAAATTGGTCAGCCTGTGGGTTACGGCCTCTATTGGTTTGTATTGAGTCCACTACGTCCGACACGTCTACAATTACTGCCGCGCTATCGCTTAATATATTTGTATCTAACATACCCTCACCTAAAATCATAGCTTGGGCAAAACTAGGGCCAGTACTAAAATTAATTATAGCGTTTATAACTGGCAGGGTCATAGCCCACCGGTGTAACGCAACGGGTCGCCCTTACGCTCTAAATCTAATATAGCTCTTTGCACGGCTAGGCTTATTGTGTCCTCACTACCTACTACACCTGCATTTACGTTTACCGTTATGTTATCTGCCATACGGAAACGGGCAGGGTCAAAGGTAGAGCCCGCGCCTATACCCGGTGTATCAAATATGCCCATAGCTCTTAATCTTGCTTGCTCATCACCTAGCGCATTAAGCGCATTAGTACTCATAGCATCTGTAAGCGTATCTATCTGCTCTTTTAGTAAAAAGTTAATACCCGTACCTGTGCTAGTAGCAGCGCGTAAATTAGTTAGTGTTGCTATCTGTCCGGCAATACCGGCAGCAAGACCCCCGCCGCCACCGCCGCCACCGCCGCCGCCACCGCCGCCGCCGCCACCACCTGCTCCAGCTCCAGCTCCCGGCACAAATGGCGTTATTTTTAGCCCTGCCATTTTCATTAACAGCGCTAAAGCTTCATTAAGGTTTTGTATATCTATAAGCGCTTTAGGCTTAAACTTATCTAAAATATCGTTTATATCTTGTAACTTAAACTCTTGGCCTTGCAGAGCGCCTAGTATCGCTAAATCTATATTAAGTTTTTTAGCAAGGCGCGTAGCAGCCTCTACATCTTTAGCAGCTATAGCATCTTCAAGCTCTGCCATAGTTTTCTTAATAGATAGGCGTGTTAGGTCATTAGCTAGCTGTAGTTTTTGCTGGTCTGTAGCATTTACGCCTAGCCTGTTTATTTCATCTTGCTTAGCTAATAACGCTGCCTGTACCTGTATTTTATCTAGGTCAAATATATTTTCACCCTTGCCTAAAGCTAGGGCAGCCTTATCTAGGGCTAATTGGTCTTTCTTTTCTTTAGTCATTTTCTTAAGTTCGTCTAATTTTTTCTTACTTGCCAGCGCCTCAGCCTTAGATATTTTAAGCAACGTTGCACGGTTATTTAGTTCTTTAGCGTATGCCTCTGCCGCTTTTTTACGGGCTTTGTTTGTTTTGTCTTGCATATCGGCAGCCGTGCCAGTAATGGGGTCTAAGCCAACAAGTGCATCTAAACCTTTTAGTAATAACTTTAGAAATGGGTTTTTCTTTAACTCTTCTATTTTAGCTTCAAACTTTTCAAAACTTGTAACTGCCTTACCTAAAGCCCTACCTATCTGTGTGCCTAAATCTATAATCATAGTCTGGAACTCTTCAACGCTAACGCCGGACTCTTCCAAGCTATCTATAAAGCCTTCACCTATTTTTTCTTTAGCTAAATCTGCCGCTTCACCTATTCTTGCTAATTTACCTGCGTAAGTATCGGCAGCGTTAGCGCCTGCACCCTTGAACCTATTTTGTAAGACCTGTAGCAATTCGTTAAAGTCCATAGCTTGTAACTCAGCTGTGCCATAACCTATACGCAACCTTGCTAGCGCTGTTGTTTCACCCTTAAAGGCCCGGCCTAAAGCTACGCTTACGCTTTGTAAATCTTTGCCTGTTGCAGCGCTTACATCTAACGCCGTCTGTAATAGTTTTTGCGCTGTTGTTGCATCACCTGTAGCCCCGGATAAAGCTACAAAGGCGTTAGTTAAATCACCGCCGGCCTTGCCTGTAGCTAGTGCTAGCTTGTCTATAAACTGTCCTATAAACGGGGCAGCAAACCCTAAATTAACGCCGTTAAGGGCATTTTCTAATAACTTAGCTTCTTTTTGAGCATCACTAAAAGCCCTAGCTACAGACCTACCAAACGCTAAAACAGCTGTAACGCTAAATGCTTTTACTAACGTTTTACCTAAGTTTTTTGTACTTTTACTTAGTTTATTAGTAGCCGTTTCAGCTTGATTAAACGCTTTTTTGCCTGTGAACTCAGAGGCTATATTTACTACTACTTGCGGGTCTACAGCCATTAGCGTACCTGTGCCATATTTTTATTAAATAAATCTTTAGTTTTTTGTATGCTTTTTAACACAGCTGCATTAGTCTTGCCGCCGTCTTCAGCCCACGCTCTATAAATAGCGCGGCCTTTCATTTTATTAGACCTACGCCCTGCCCCCGTCATATTGTTAGCATCTACTATGCGCCCTGTAGCATCTAGCGCATCTATAAATTGTTTACCAGCGTTAGGGTTTAGGCTTTGTGAGCTATCTTTAGTGTTGCCCTGTGGCCTGCCTTGTGGGTTTTTGCGCCCGCTAGTTTCGTATATTGTGCCGGCAGCGCTGGTATTTACTATGCGCGCTAAAGCTCTAAACCCATTTCTATTAGCCTTGCTAGGGCTAGTTCTATAACCTATGCCTTTTTTAGCAGCGCTTAAATCAAATTTAGGAAACGGCCTATAATTTATTGCCTCACTAGATAAAGGCTTAGACCAGCCGCTTAAAACTGTGCTAGGTATAAAACCTTGTGCTGTTTTAGCAATAGGTTTTAGCAAAGTAGCCATTTCTTTTTGTATGCTTTTTGCTAAATCGGGCTCAAACTTTTTTAGAGCTTTGCGCGCTTCAATAGCGCCTCTTAACTCTGTTGGCATCTTGCACCGCCTTAGCTTTATCTGTTAAAACTTTTAATATATTACTAAACATCATTTCATCTAAATCTAATAAATACTGGGGCGCTATGCCTGTTTCTACCGCCACTTGTGCGATTAGATAGCCAAAGCTACCGCGCCCCACTATTCCAAAGGGTCATCATCTAGTACCTCAACTTTAGCTAAGGTTTCTAGAAAATCTGCCCCGTAACTTTTTACGGCTTCCCCGCTTGTGCGTAAACACTCCCAAGCAAGCCAATAAACGTCACTCTGTTTTTCATCATCTCTAAAGGCTTTGTGAAAACCTTTTTTTGCATACAGCTCAAAGGCATACTCAATACGGGGCGTAATCTTATGCTCGGTTACGCTGCCGTCTGCCCTTGTTATTTTCAGTTTTGCCATTGTTTGCCCCTTTGTTTAGTTTACGGTGCTGTTGTGATAACGATAGGTGAGTTACAGGTAAATGTAATGCTCTGTGTTCCAATATCGCCCACAGCGCCGTTTATGTCGGTTGTATTGTTTACAAGTACAGTAGTGGTATAAAGCGGGTTAGTAGTGCTAGTAGCCGCGCTTGTTTGTCTTAAAACTAGAGTTACTGTAGTACCCCACGCAGCTTGCAACGCAGCGCGTACCGCGCCTACACCGCTAGCGGCATTATCATTAAGAAAATCAAGCGTAATAGTGCTGGCCTCTAAACCTTTAACAAACTTATGTGCGGTATCGCCCATAGCTGTTACCTCTAGCTCATCAAAGCTACGGTTAATAGTTGCGCTAGTAACGTGGTCTGATAGCACCACGCCGTTCAGCGTAACTTCTACGCCGTTAGAAAGAAAAATTGCCATTGGTTATGCCTCGTTTTCTGTTGTCGGTGTTTCTGTTGCTTTTTGCTTTGTATCTTTAACCTCTTTAGGCAATTCTTGGCCTATTTTGATTAAAAACGCTTTTTCTTCATCTGTTAGTGCCATTTTAGCTCCAGCTCGTTAGTACGGATATTTGTAAATCACTTGTTAGTAAGTCGCCGCTAGGTAACGTTAAAACGCTAGGTGCAGTTACAGCGGTAACATTAAAAACGATAGAGCTAGCGGCTAATTTATTAAACACCGCTACTATCGTATCTTCTATGCCTTGCAAGTTGCCTTCATTAGAAAACATAGGCACGGTCATAATAATTTTGAAATTAGCCATAGGCGCTATAGTCGCTTGCTTATTATTGCTAGGCGTGAGGTACGGGTCTGCCGGTGCTACTACTACGCTGTTAGCTACTATTGTGCTAGGTGGAAAACTAAAAGTACTCCAAACAGCATTATTAGCTAAGGCAGCGGCTATAGTGCTGCGTAGTGTAGTTATGGCGGCTGGCATTATCCCACCATAGCGTTAGGCGATAAGTACGGTGCTAACAAACCGCGTATAGATGCCATTAAAGTATTAGACATCTTAAAAGGGCTAGGGCTGTAACCGTCTACGCTTACGCCGCCGTTTTGTGTGCTGAAACGGCTAGTCCAGATATTCTCAGCTAACATAAGTGCAGCTGCGTTTATAGCAGGTGTATTAGCGTAGGTAGCCGTCTTTGTATCATCACCCGTCATAGTGCCGCTAGGTACTACGCGCCTAAAGTTTTGGTCAGCTGCCGTTTTTGCATATTGTATAAAGCTGTAACCCTGTGGGTATTGGTAATAGTTAAGCTGAAAATTAAACGCTGGCAATAAATTAGTAGTACCCGCGCTAAACGGTACTGTGCCAGTAATTGTATAAGTGCCGTTAAAAGTAGCGCCAGCCCCGGTTACGGTAACGGATTGCCCAGTAGTAAACAGGCCGGGGTTGGCTATCATCACGGTAGCTACATTGTTTACTAATGCAGTTCCCACCACCGGTGCAGAGTCAAACCATAAAAACCCGTTAATTAAATCTTGGGCAGCTTGGCAGGTGTCCTCTATCCAAGTGTAAGAATCGTACAAAGTGCCAACGCCTAAAGATGCTTTTAACGTAGCAGCTGTAACGTAAGTAGCCGGCATATTTGTACCTTTCTTTGTAGGTCTGGCAGAGCCAAAGGGCTAAGGCCCTGCCAGACTATTAGTTATTTATTAGGTTAAGTTAAAACGACGGATACCGGCAGGCATTTTAACTAGCGTGGCCATAAAGCCATAGATAGCTACTTGTACCTGTAGATTTGATACCACGTTTACGCTCATATAAGCCTGTGGGCTTTCATAAACGGTTACTGCCTCTGGCACGATAATAAAGGCTGACTCATCAATAACGCCAGATACCATATTTTTATCTACATATAGGTCTAGACCTAAGACGTTACCTCTAATTGAGGTTGGTCTAACGTCGCCGCCTGCGTTCATTGGCTGGATAGCGTTATAAATTGGGCGGCCTGTGTTATCAGTTGCACCCATTAGCAAAGACCATTGAGAGGCATTAGCTAGATAATTTTGCGCAAAATAGCCAGTACCTTTATAGGCGGCAGCGGTTTGTTCAGCTGTGTAAGCAATAATGCCAGCACTTGTTGCAGCTTGTGGGTTAGCTTGCTGTCCACCGGCTGTTAGAGCTGCTACTACTGCCGTATCTGTTGCAGTTAAATACGCGTTTTGTAGTTGCGCTGTTAATTCTGCAAAGAAATTAGGGTCTGAACGCTCTAAAAGCTCTACGCTAATAGTGTTCATACCGCTGTACTTAGATACGTTGGCAGTTAAATACTCAGTTACCATGCCTGTATTTTGTACCGCTCCGGCCTCAGCTTCCACGGTTACTACAGGTGCTACACCTGAACCGCCGCCGTCTGAGGTTACTAATGAGGGTACGTTTATGGTCATACCGCTAGCAGGCAAAACGCCACGGCTGCAAGCCTCAACCGCGCTTCTTACAAAACGGGTGTTAGTTACAAACTCAGATAAATACTGCTCTGGCTTAAATGCAGGGTTTGTAGTAAAGCTATCATCTGCCGCTGTTACATAGAGCTTGCTTTGGTCATTACCTAGAGCCGCCTTGATTTTATGCTCTGTGTATGTTGCCATATTTACAATAGGTGTGCGTACTCTCTGTGAGTTTAATGCACTTGGCTTAATAATTCTGCGCGCGGCTTCTACAGGTGTAGTTTCACCCTCGGCATCATCTTTTTCATAGCTAACGCTTTTTAGCGTTACTGTTGCACCGTCTGGCAAAAATGTTGCCTCTGATGCTACTTCGTCCGGGGTTTTGTCCACGGTTTCACCTTTCGTTTCTGTTGGTTGGTTTTCATCTACTGCGTTTTCTTGTGCAGCAATTTTTAACACGGCAGCGCTCGGAAATGCAGCGCTTTCTACTAGAGATACCTCTTTTAAGGTAGCAGCCGTAACTAGCAGATAATCTTTTTCTGGGCGTGAGTCCTCTACCTCTACACCTACACTAAGGCCGTCCATTAACTGTTCCTGTGCAAGTAAAATTGCGTCCGTACCACGGGTGCTAGCACTTACCTTAAAGCTGGCATATAACCCGGTCTTATTGCTAGTAATACTTTGCATACGCCCTACAGGTTTGGAATTATCGTGCGACATCAATAATTTAACTTTAGATACCTCTGGCACGGTTATAGAGTTTTCTGCAAACACTACGCGCCCGGCACTTGTGTTGCCTACTTCTCCATAAGGTGCAATTTTGCCAGCAATAGTACGGCGCTCACCGTTATCTACTGCCTCTATGTTGCCACTAAATGTTAATAGCATTGTTTGGCCTCTCTGTTAGTCCACTAGGGCTTAGCTGTTCCATACTTTGTGCCTGCTCTACATCTATAAGACCTAGCGTTAGCATTTTTTCTATAGCTTCCAAACGCGCTAAAGTATCAGCGCGTAAAAATGTTGTATCTAACGCAAAACGCACCTGATTACCTCGGCGGGTTACGTCGTCCATACTAAGCCTGTTTTCAATAGCGCTAATAAACGGCTGTAATGAATAAGCTACAAACTCTTTGCGCCCGTCTATGATATTTTGGTAGGTCATAGAGTTATTCATATCTGCGCTTATGTAATATGCCGGTACGTTCATTAACCTGGCTATTTCTGTAGCTAAATACTGTGAGGCTTCGTTATACATCATTTCTTTAGGTGAATAACCAACAGTTTGATAATCTAACGTGCTAGTTAAATAAGCTGTACTGCGTGATGCACGCGCTGCCTTCCAACTAGCTAACAGCCCTTGTATTTGTGCCTCTGGTAAATCTGCCCCACTATTCTTAATAAAACCTGTTGCCATAGGTGTAGCAGCTGCAACGCTTGCTGCTTTTTGTATGTCTAACGCGGCTTGAATTGTGCGCCCGCCTGTTTCTAATACGCCGGGTAATAAACTTTGAAAAGTTACTAAAGACCCTACGCCGCTATCCGGTACGCGTATGCCATTTATTGAGTAATAATCAACTTCATCACCATAATTATCTGTAGTTACTGTAACGCGTGTATTAGCTACCCACTCAAACCCGCTAGGTCTGCCGTCATCTTCATACAAAGACGTTACACGCCAATACGCCACCCCGTACATTAATAAACTGTCCACGGTGTAACTTATGGTAACGCTGCGTGGTTGCCTAATATCCGGCTGGTCTAACCAAACAGGGCTCTGTAATTTACGGCCTGTACTTTTTTGTATTAGCTCTAAATCTATACTTGCAATTACTCCACAGATTAAGTTACGGCATCTACTTACCGCTGGTACTTGTAACGCTACGTTTCTATCTATAAACGGTACGCCGCTTGTATTGTATAAACCGCCAAACGTATAAACACCCGCGCCGTAAGTTTGGGCCATAATAGGCGGCGATAATTGCGCCTCTACGTCTTTTTTACGCAGGCCTATAGTTTGTAATAATCCCATAGGGACATTATTGCCTAAAAGTCAAGTATAGGTTTACAGTTTGGGTTTGGGCGTGTCTAGGCGTATACCTTTGCCTCTGCTACAGGTTGCGCCAATATATGTATCACCATAGCAAGCCCAATAGGTATATCTACAGGCCCGGCAGATTTACGCCTTACAATACGCCAAGCATCTGGGGTTTGTTTAGCTGCGCAGTTAGCCATTTGTTGAATTAGCGCATCTTGCCCGCTATGGCGCAAGCGGTCATTTACTAAAGCATCGTACATATCGCTACAGGCGGTGTAAAAGGTCTGCCCCGATATATCCCGGGTCTGTACCCCTGCATTTTGTAGCCTTTGCGCGATACTGGCAGTAGTGTATTTGTCGTAGCAGACTAAACGCGGGTAATACATATCGGCCCATTTTTTTATAGAGGCTGCTACTAAGACCTCATCTACTGCTACTTGTGAACTGTAGGTTTCTAGTACTGCTAGGCCTATCTTGCCGTTAGGTAACAGCTGGCCCATTACTAGGCTGGCATCTCGGCGGCTAGGGCTAACGTCAAAGGCAAAAACGGTAAGCGGCCCGGGGCTCATCTTTAGATTTATATCGCTGCTATCTTCAACAGAGCCAAAGGGCCACGGGCTTTGCAAGCTATCTATCCATTGGCTAAGGCTCTCTGTCCTAAATTGCTCTGTAGTCTGCACCGTTAGAGCTTCTTGCAGGGTTTCTTCAGTTATTAGTATGCCTAGCGCCGGGTTAGCAGCTGCCCACGCTTTACGGTCATCTAGGGCGCAAAATGGCGGGGCGCTATATTCGTAATAGCCTAAAGAGGGCGGCGGGTTACTCTGGCAGCGCTCCCGTAACTCATTAAGCGTAGTACTAAAAGCATCACCGGCGTTACTAGCCATAAGTGTTTGACTATTAGGCCTAGCGCGGGTTACAGGTAGAGCAGCTGCGTAGGCCTCTTGGTCTACCTCTCTAAGCTCATCTATAAACAAAAAGTCAGCGCTAGCACCTCTAGAGCTATCGCGGGTAGCAGCTCTAACGTCTAATCTAGCCCCACTTTTTAAGATAATGGCCTCGTTACCGTTTGTATAAAGTATTTTCTTTAGTTGCTTCTTTAGGTCTGGGCTATCTTCAATAGCGTTAGCTACCTCTCTAAAAGTAGTAAGGGCCATAGACCTAGCAGAGCTTATTACTATGTGGTTACGCTCATTGAACAAAAACAGGCCCGCTAAAATACGCATACGCGCTAAATGAGTCTTACCGTTTTGCCGGGCGCATATAGCTAGGTTTGTACGTCTAATAAATTGTTTATTTTTATCTATTGTGAGCATATCGTCCAAAACAAAGCGCTGCCACGGTAAAAGCGGCAGGCCGATACGCTCGGCAAGCTCTGCAACCTCACCGCCCCTAGTAGGCCCTGATAACAAAACGTTATGCAAGCGTGGTTGTACCAGCCCCCGTAAGGTCTGTTTAGGTTTGGTACTCATTAGTCTAAAGGCTGTGCAGGCTGGCCCAAACAAGGCCCGCTTTGGGTCATTACAGCGGTTTTCGGGGATATATTGCCAGA